CATTTTCAAGAGGCGTTTCTAAATCGGACTTGTGGTACTATAAATTTGGGACCTGCACCACTGGTAGTTTTCGTAGAAGATTGATTATGCCATCTTTTGATTCATACGGTAAATTAAATTATTATGCAGGGCGATCGATAGATAAATCTAGCAAAATGAAATATCTGAATGCTAAAGCGCCTAAAAAAAATCTGATTTTTAATGAAATTAATATTAAATGGAATGAAGAATTAACTCTAGTAGAAGGACCAATGGATCTAGTCAAATGCAACAATAATTCTGTTGCGTTACTGGGTTCTTATCTTCACGAGGGCTATTCGCTATTTAAAAAAATAGCTCAAAACTCTACTCCAGTTTTAATGGCTCTCGATCCAGATGCTACTCATAAAATGCAAACAATGTGCATGAAGTTGAGTTCATATGACATCCAAATTAGAATACTTAATTTAGATGGATATGGCGATGTGGGAGAAATGTCGCAACCTGATTTTTTAATCAGGAAAGAACAGGCCCAAGTATGGAAGACAAATGATAGGCTGCTTCATTTAATAAGTCAAATAAAGAGCGGGTCGCTAATATGAAAGGTGTTAATGAGTTTTAAGTGTGTACACATAGCCGATATTCATTTTCGAGGTCTTACTAGACACGAGGAATATCGAGAAAGTTTTGAAGACTTTTTTGAACAGATTACCAAATTATCTCCTGATATTATTTTTGTAGGAGGAGACATTGTACACTCCAAGACGCAAGGAATATCACCAGAGCTGATTGATATACTGACTTGGTGGTTCAAGGGGATGGCAAAAATAGCTCCCACACATATTATTTTAGGTAATCATGATGGTCTTATATCTAACAAGCACAGGCAGGATGCTATAACTCCTATAGTCAACGCTATTAACGATAAAAGATTGTGCTTGTATAAGAAATCTGGTATATACCCTACTGGCATTGATGGTTTTAATTGGGGAGTTTTTTCTTGCTTTGATGAAGACGGTTGGGGGGATGTTAAACCCACACCTGGAGATATTAATATCGCGCTTTATCACGGCGGAGTAATAGGCTCAACTACTGATATTAATTGGGACATAGACGGCGAAATTGAAACTAGTTTTTTTGATGGTTTTGATTTTGCTTTTCTTGGTGACATTCACAGAAAGCAATATTTAGACGAAGAAAAAAGAATTGCGTATCCAGGTTCTACCATTCAGCAAAATTATGGAGAGGATCCTGGTAAGGGATTCTTATTTTGGGAGATAGAGAATAAAGAAGCTTTTACTAGCACATTTTATCCAATAAAACACAGCAGGCCGTTTGTAACTATAGATTGGTGCGGCACGGTATCTACAACTTTAGAATCTACAAAAGAAATTCAAAATGGTTCTCGTTTTAGGGTGAGATCGAATTTTCAAATTCCTCAGGCTGAAATCAAACAGCTTTATGCAGAATTAAAAAATCAAAAAGATGCTGCAGAAATAGTATTTAAAATTGATGAGGCCCAACCTACACAGATTGAAGAAGACTCTGAGTCTTTAGTTGACTTTAATTTTAGAGATCCAGCTAATATTTTAGGACTGCTTAAACAATATTATCAGAATCAGAAAATTTCTGATGAAGAGTGGTTTCAGATTGAGGAGCTGTTAAAAAAATATTGTGCAGATGTTTCTAAGAATGATTCTCCGAGAAATATAAAATGGTCCATTAAAAAAATAGAATTTGAAAATACGTTTTCATACGGGAAAGAAAACCTAATCAATTTTGATTCTCTTAATGGTATCACTGGTTTGTTTGGGAGAAATAGATCTGGAAAGTCATCTATTCCAGGATCTCTAATGTATGGGCTATTCAATAGCACGGATCGTGGAGCCATTAAAAATATTCACATAATTAACAGTCGAAAAGGTCATTGTAGGACTGTAATAGATTTTACGGTAAACGGTGTCGGTTATAGGGCAGAGCGTCAATCTGTAAAACACCAAAACAGGAAAGGAGTAGTTAGTGCAGCCACACATTTAAATCTTTTTCAGACAGACGCAGAAGGAAATTCAATAAAGGATATGAGCGGCGAGCAGCGTCGTGATACGGATAAAGCCTTAAGAGATCTAATTGGAACTAGGGAAGATTTTCTCTTAACTTCATTTGCCAGTCAGGGAGAAATGAATGTGTTCATTAAACATAGGGCGACTAAAAGAAAAGAAATATTGGCAAACTTTCTTGATTTAGACATTTTTGAAAAGATGTTGGCACTAGCAAAAGAGGATTCGGCAGAAATCAAGGTACTTCTAGACCGTGCGCCATCAAGAGAGTGGAATGCTATTATTTTAGAAAATGGTTTAAAGCTACGCGCACTGCAAGAAGAAAGGGATTCAGTTGAAAATAATTTGGCAAGTATCAGAAACAGGCTACAGGTTCTTCGAGTCGAAGCGGTAACGCAAGGCGATGATATTATAACGCCAGAAGATATAAAAAATAAGAAAGAGTATATTTCAACGCATGAAAGCAAGTTGAGTGATATAGGCGATAAACGAGAAAAGATAGAATCTGAATTATTGCTAGCTAATACAAAATTAGAGAAAATTGCAAACATTCGAGAGCAATTTCCAATTGAGGAGCTTAGGGAAAAATTGACTGCTCAGAATGAATTGGAAAAATCATTATTGAAAATAAAGCATGAGCTTGAAACTGAAAAACAAAAATTAAAAACTCAAAATAAATCAATTAAATTGCTAGAGCAAGTTCCCTGTGGAGATCAATTTCCAACGTGCAAATTTATACATCAATCGCATCGCAACAAGGATTTAATTGAGGAACAAAAAGAAAAAATAGAATCATCAAAAAATGATGTTACAGCCGCACAGAAATCTCTGAAAGTTTTAATGGGAGAAGATTTATCTGAAAAGATTGGAAAATATCAAAAGATCTTAGACCAAGAGGCAGAATATAGAGTAAGTTCATCTAGTTTTCATGTTAAGAGCAACGATCTAAATAGGGAGTGGGCAAATTTGGATGAAACTCTCACGCAAATGAATGACGAGCTTACAGTTATGCAGAGCCGGGTCATAGATGAATCGATTTGCGGTGAATTAAATGCTCTGAAAAAACAAATATTTGAAATGGAATTTTCAGCAAAAGAGTTAGATGCTAGTAGAATGAGCTTGAGTGAATCTATAGGTTTGCTCACTTCTAGTCTACAGCAGCTAGAGCAAGAAAAAAATGAATATACTGAGCTGTTATCTGATTGGAGAATTTACGAGCTTATTATGGGGGCCGTTAATAAAAAAGGAATTCCTCTACAGATACTGACCACTCAGCTGCCTAAAATTAATTCTGAAATTGCAAAAATACTACAGGGCGTCGTTGGTTTTACTGTAGAGCTAGAGGCAGATAAGAATTCCAACGCCATGGATATTTACCTCAATTATGGTGATTCTAAAAGAATTATAGAGTGTGCTTCCGGAATGGAAAAAATGATCTCTTCTCTTGCGATTAGAGTTGCTTTGATTAATGTTTCGTCTCTTCCAAAAAGTGATATACTAATATTAGATGAAGGTTTTGGCGCATTAGATGAAATGAATATTGAAGCCTGTAACCGCTTATTATCATCTCTTAAAACGTGGTTTAAAAATATTTTAGTTATATCTCATATAGATGCAGTCAAAGATGCAGTTGACAACGTTATAGACATAACTAGAAAAGGTAAGGACTCAAGAGTTTATCATGAGTAGGGAATGGAAAATCGGCCAAAAGCAAAGAAAGTATATAAAACTGTCTACAGAGCTTGTGTGGATCAAATCCGGTGATCCGGACGAACATTCAGTTCCTTTTGAGTGTCCATTATGTAACGTTCTTTTACGGGATCGGCAAGATTCCCTAGCCTATGACTACTATCAATGTTGCAGTGAGTGCTCGGCCGAAGTTGCGCACCCCAACAAGGTGCGCTGGGAAAATGGATGGCGCCCTAACGAAAATGAATTAAAATCTATAAGAAAAAAACGAATTGAATTGCCTAGTTATATAGGTAAATTGTGAGGTTATAAATGCTTACATACGAGCAGGTAAATACACTTGGTGATATATTGAACTCCACTTGGGGTCGAGGAAATAAAGATACTTTCCAATGCAAGGCTGAATTACAGGGCGAACAATTAATTGTAACCTATAATACTATAGCTTATTTTGCGTCTGAGCAAAGTATGAGCGTGCAAGCGCCTCTTTTAGAAGAAGAATCTAGCGTTAGAATAGCTGACTTGATTTCAAATACTAAAAAGGCCTATAAGGACAGGACCGGTGATAGTATTAAACTCACTTCACTTTCTAGCACTGATGGTTTTGAATTAATTCAAGCATCATCCTTAAATCCAAGAAAAGTTGCAATTTATAGAAGACGCGCATACTTCCAGGTGGGGTGATGGCGCCCTCAAATAAACAAAGGCAGATCAAAGAAATAGTTCGCTGCGGTAAAGATCCTGTCTACTTTATGAATAAATACGTAAAGATTCAACACCCGCAACGCGGTACCATACCGTTTAAGACGTATCCATTTCAAGATGAATGCGTTAAAGAATTCATAAAAAATAGATTTAATATAATCTTAAAGTCTAGGCAGCTTGGTTTGTCGACGCTGGGAGCAGCATACGCCGTTTGGATGGCTATATTTTATAAGGACAAAAATATTCTTGTTATTGCTACTAAACTTTCAGTAGCTATGAACTTTATTAAAAAAGTTAAAATTGCCCTTAGAAGCATACCTAATTGGCTAATATTGCCAGAATTAACTTCTAATAATAAGCAAACCGTAGAATTTAGTAACGGATCTTCTATAAAGGCAATTCCAACGTCTGATGATGCGGGTAGATCAGAAGCACTTTCTTTACTAATCGTTGATGAGGCAGCTTTCGTTAGAAATTTTGACGAACTGTGGACAGGATTATATCCGACGCTATCAACCGGCGGAAGGGCCATTGTTTTATCTACGCCAAATGGCGTCGGTGGCCAATATTATGATCTTTATATGAAAGCCGAAACCGCAGAAAACGAATTTAATCCCATCAAGCTTCCGTGGGATGTCCACCCAGAGCGAGATGACGCTTGGTTTGAAGCGGAAACTAAGAATCTAACCCACAAGCAAGTAGCTCAAGAATTAATGTGTGATTTTGCTGCTTCAGGCGAGACGTTCTTAAACGCAGACGACATTGAATCTATGAGGTTAGGGGTAAGGCCGCCACTTGAGCGGTGGGGCCCAGAAATGAACGTCTGGGTCTGGAAATATGCACTTTCGGAGCATTCATACATTATTTCTGCAGATATTGCCAGGGGTGATGCTAAAGATTATTCTACTTTTCACGTCATCGACGCTGAAGAGTCTGAAATAGTTGCTGAATATAAGGGAAAAATACCACCTGACCAATTTGCAGTTTTATTAAATGAAGCTGGTATGCGCTACAACAAGGCTTTACTTTGCCCAGAAAGCAACACTTATGGATTTGCAGTTTTAGTTAAACTGCAAGAATTAAAATATCCCAACATTTATTTTGCGAAAGAAAAAGATAAATTTGCAGCATTATATGGAGGTGGAACAATATCTAAGGCGGGATTTTCTACGCAAGGAGCCTCAAGAGCTAAAATTTTAACTAAATTGGAAGAAGTTATTAGAAATAGACATATTAGGATATATTCTTCTCGTTTATATGAGGAAATGAAAACATTTATTTGGAAGGGTAGCAGAGCTCAGGCGATGCGAGAAAAAAATGATGATTTAGTAATAGCATTGGCAATTGGCGTTTGGTTATATGATACTAGTATAACTCACAACAAACAATCAGTTGATTTAAATGCGGCAATGCTAGCAGCAATGGAAGTCAATCAAAACTCAGCGACGGATATTTTAGATCCTATGAACCGATCATTACCAACAATAAACCCATTTATTCCAATTATGATTTCTCCATCATCCATAGAAGAAAATGATAACAATGAAAAAAAATCTTCAGATATTCATAATCCTTTAGATTTTTCTT